CAGCCGCGTAGGCACCCGCGAGGTCGAGCCCGCCGGTGTAGCGGTTGAACACCGCCTTACCGCGATCGGTGAAGCGGATGGTGTTGGTGCCGACGGGGATCGTGACACCGGCCAGCGCTGCGAACATCCCTACGTCGGAAACGTTACCGCCGGGGTCGCCTTTGAACTGAGGCGGATTGCCAATAACTACCGGCCCACGCGCAATCGTTACACCGGCGAGACGCGCTTCTACAATGTAAATCCCATCGCTCGCCGAAAACGAGTATGATCCGTCGTTGTTGCTGATAGTCGGGTTTGCGCCGGTGACGGGCGCTAAGCCGCCTGCTTGGGTAAGCAGATATACGTTAGCACCTACGACGGGAAGGCGATAGCCAGAACTATCGACTACAAAATCACTGTATGACGCCACCGCCACCTCCGCTGTAGTAGTTGCTTACGTCGGCAGTGATGATCGCCGTAACCTTAACCCCTTTACTATCCGTCACCGTACAAGTAAAGTCATGGGTGTATTGCGTCCCGGACTCAACAACACGACTAAACGCAGTGGTAGCACCGTTTGGTGCGGCAACAGTCCACTGCGCGGCAGAGTCCCACGAATAGCTATAGGGGGAGACCCCGCCATTCGGCTCAACAGTCGTTGTGCGCGTGCTGACTAATTGCGAATTAGGACGGGCGACCGATCCAATCACATAATCCGGTGATGCGGTCGCCGAAAGTTGAGCGCCCATACCGCCTCCAGACTTTCCACCCCAAACCTGTCGACTGACGTTGTTCTCGTCGCGTACCCATATTTCTGCGATTAGCCGGGGCGTACCGCTTTCATCGCGAACGCTAATCTCCGACACGTCTCGCTTGGCGCCCATCGCTGCGATGATCTCAAGCGACATACTTGTACCACACGTCGCCAGGGGCGGAGGTCGGGTCACTGGCGGTGCTGACCGTCAGGTATTCGCGCCCGCCTGTCATTGCCGGATTGGCCCAATAGGTGTGCACACCCGCATTCTGACGGGTGATGTTGCCTGTCATTTGACCGCCGGAAAGGGGTAGCGGATCAGGAATGCCGGTTGCCTGACGCAGGGCGGCTTGGCTTGCCAGGGTGAGCAGCCCGCGGCCATAATCTGTCGTACCAAGCGCCGCGATGGCCGTCAGGTCGCTATCAAGTGGCTGATACATCGCACCGATCGGGTAGGCGGTTGGGTTGTAGCGGATCAGCTGCTGGTCAGCGTCGAGGACGCGTAGGGAGTAATCCGTCTCGACGAAGAACACCTGTGCTGGCGTCGCGCCGTTGACGATGACCCCGCCAAGCGTGCGCAGCGGCTGAACGGCCGGGATGGTGCGGTCCACGTCGAAGAACACCGAGATTGGCTGCGCCTGGGGGTCCGCGTTGGCGACACCCACGTAGACGTAGCCGGCGTCGAGCAGCGATCCGCGCGCGTCGAGGAAAAGCGGCTGAGGGTTGGTCAGACGGGTCATCGGGTGCTATCCTGCGACGATGCGGTCATGGCTGCGCCCCGTAGGTTGGGGTCTGTTTCTGGGGCTGCTGCCCTTCGACTACCTCGGGATGGTTGCCGCCTTCCTGCGCTGCGACTCGTGTCACCATGTCAGAGGTCATGTCGACAAGCCGCTGCTGCAAGGCGAGTACGTCAGTGGCTATGGCGGGCTCGGCACGGGCAATACGGCTAAGACGGGCGACATAGGCTGGCGAGTTGTTCCGCGGCGCGCGTGCAAGCCAACGAGCGAACCGGGGGGATGCAAGTAGCCGGCCGACGCCATATTGGCCGGCCAGAGCGAGGCCGAGTGTTTTCACGCCCAAAGCCAGCGAGCTACCCGTGGCGAGCGAGCCCGCCACCTTATCGCCGATAACAGCGCGACCGGTGTTCGAGTGATTCCCATACGCCATGGCCCGCTTCGCCTGGATGCCTACTATCGCGAGGTCGTCCAGTGCCGCACGCGTTTCCCCGTCAAACGTCTGTCGCTTTGCGATCGGGCTGAGCTTGTCCCAGTCGGATGCAAATTGCGAAATGGTGAAGGCGCCGTGTTTATCGCGGCCGAGCGGCGACAAAATGGTGGCGCCGACAATCTTGCGCTGTTCGTCGGGCAAGGAATGAACGAACGAACCAAGCCGCGCGCCATTGTTCTTCGCAGCCGAGTTGAGTGCTCCCGCGACACCTTCCGCTGACTTCAGTTTGCCGAGCGGGCCAACGATGGGCTCAATATTCCGCTTGATGTTGGCGAGCATACCCCGCCAGTGGTCATCTGCGGCAGCATAGGCATCGGCCGCATCATTGCGACCTGAGGCGCGCAACGCGGACTCCACATCGCGAGACGCCGCGTTGACGACGGCTTTCATCCGGCCCTCGACTGGCGTGTTGCGGAACTTAGGGTCGATGAAGTTTTCGGTGCGCCAATCCCGTACGCCTTGGACGGAGAACGGCTTGTCCATTTCGAGACGAAGTGCCTGCGCCTCCTCCAGTCCAGTACCCCCGCCAGGTACCGCCTTTAGTCGTGCAATCTGCTGATCCAGCGTGTCACGGGCGGATTGCAAGTCGACTGCAACATTTCCCGCCTTTTCGACCGCTACGTCATACAGCCGGCCGCCAAGACGTTTCGCTGACGACACATATTTCTGCGCACCCTCAATGGCGGCGGTTCCCAAGCCCTCTACATCCGCTGCGACATCGCCGATTGCGGACGCCTTGCTCTGAAGGACTGCCGCGCCACGGGCGTTCAAATTGTCTGCGGCTCGCACAATTGGAAGAGCGCCAAGAGGGGTCTGAGCAGCAACGGCGGTCGCACTGCGGGTAACCGGGCCGCCAACGTCGGCGGGTAAAACAGCGTCACCGATGCCAATCCTGTCCGCCGCCGCAAGCATCTCGCGCTGTGGTGATGCTTGGGCCGCACGCTCTGCTCCACGAGAAAGCAAGCGCCCCGCTTGTCCCGCTACAAAGCCGCCAATTGCGCCGGCAGCTGCGCCCTGCGTGGCACCTAACAGTCGTTCGCCGGGTCCACCTTCAGCACTTCCGGCACCATAGGCAGCGCCATACGCTGCACCCTCAGTCGCGAGGCGTTTCCTAACCGCTCGCGCCGCGATAAGCCGGGCTTCCGCCATTGGGACGCCTTCACGGAGCGCTGCCTTACCGGCTGAAAGCGCGACCGCATCCATCGTCGCAGTAAGCCCCGACTTCTCCAGACCGAGAGGCAAAACAGCCCCACCGACAAGCTCGCCAACGCCGCTAGCGATTGCATGATTCTCGCGATCCGCCCCAAGTTGCGCACGGTCCTGATCGACGGTGCGATTGTAGGCGTCCGTATAGCTGTTCCCTTGAACAAGCGCACCAACGCCCTCAAGGAATCCGTGAATTTCATCACTTGTCCCGAGCGATGCACCCTGTGACACGCCGTTCTGAAAGGCAGCACCTGCCCCCTGGTCCTCTGCCTTCGGAAGCAGATACTGTCCACCGTCGCCGATCGTGCGGCCTTTTGCGATGCCTTGGCGGATATCTTCGACATTTGGGATGGCAAACCCGCGCGAATGAGCGAGCGCGGACGCACCATCAACGTCACCCGCGCGCAGCAGCTGCGTCACCCGCGCTTCGTCTTCAGGCGCTAGCCGGCTGGCTACAGCACCGGGTTCGTCGTTGAACTGCACCACGCCGTGCGGTTCTGCCGGCTGCGGTGCAGGCTGCGCATAGTCCTGCCATGGCGCGGCTGGGTCGCCGATTGGCGCAACCTCAGCGTGCATAGAGGTTCCGGCATCGCCGCCATTGGAAAACAGCGCGGGATCGCCGGCCGCGAACCCGGCCTGGTCGTTCGCGTATTCTTCCCAAGGTTTGCGCGCGGCCATTAGCGCACCGCCTGCCAGCTAGAACGATCGGCCGGGTTGCCGCCCTTGTAGCGATAGCCATTCCGCACCGTCCCGACCGCTGGCGGGGCGCGTCGAGGTTGAGCTCCGCTACCGCTACCCGGCTTGGGGATGTTCAACAGCTTGCGCGTCGTGGGGTTCAGGAAGCGGCCGAAGTCGGTATTGCCGGTGCCCTGTTCGTACTGCTGGCGAAGGCCGTTCGCCTGACCCGCCATCAGCGAGATGTACGAACGCGTGATGCCTTTCACCTGCGCAGGCGATCCCGCGGTGTCGAGTGTCGCCTTCAAGTCCTGACGATCGGCAAGGGCTCCACCGGAGCCTACCACAGCCTTCACGACCTCGTCGGCAACGATCCCCGCGACGGCTTTTGCGTTGTTTGGGAGCGGTCCACCCGTGGCAGTTTGCCAGCGCTGCGATAGCTTGTTGAACAATGGTACGTTGCCGCTTTCAAGTGCCAGTGCCGCATCGTGCAACACGCCGAGATGGTCGATCGCGACGTTCAGCGAGCGCGTCGTGCGCGCTTCGGGACCCCGCGCGAACGCGTTCATCGTCTGTTGCCGGGTGGCGAAGACGGTTGTGTCGGTATTCGGGAAGGCTCGGGCTAAGTCCTCCGCCAGCGCTTGCCCGAACCGGCTTCCCGGCTGCGGCGGCTTGGCACGGCCTTGCGCGATAGCCTGCAATAACGAACGGCGGCCAGCTGGTAGGGCAGCTAGGAACGGTTCACCAACGAGGTTGGGGTCTATGTTGCTCCCGTCCGCCGTTTTCGGCTTGGATGTGAACACTACTTGGGAACCATCCATCTGCGCAGCGTTTCCGCGTGCTGCGCTCGCACCCGGACCGCCGCCCGTCTCACCAGCCGCGATCGTGCCTCGTGCCTGTGACCAATCGCCACGAACCAACTGCGCCGCTTGCGATCCACTCAGCGACACCCAGCGACCTTTGAGCGCTGCGGCTGGATTCGGCTGCTGCTTGGCCCAATCAAAAATCGCTTTACCGACCTTATCCTGCGCATCGGCGGTGAACGGCGCGTCTCGCCAATCTGGCCCGAGCGCCTTGGGAGCGAACTCCGCCATCGTCGTGCCGTTGATCTGGTATGTGCCGGCCGAGCTCGATCTGGCGCCGTTCCTGTTGAGCGCGCGCCCCCATGAAACGAACTGCCCAAGCGTCTGAACGGAGGCGGGAACCTGCCCGCCGCCCGCGTCGGAGTTGATGAGGCGGCTAACGTCACCGCGCGGACCGGCCGCCCCACCGACAGATGTTGGACCACCTCCTCCCACTGCTACGATGGAACTGGAACCGTCGCCATTGCTAACGGTGCGGTACTCAGTTGACTCAGGATCGCGGTAATCGACTTGCCATTGGCCATTGGCATCGTAGTGGCCGATTGCGCGTCCAACGACCTGACCTTTGACGCCTCCAATCCCGCCATTCTTCGCCAGGTTCTCCGCCGCGTTCTTCGGATCGAGACTGGCGAGTAGTCCGTAGACGATGCCGCCCGCTGCCTGCTGGCGGCTAGCGTCGCCGCTAGTCAGTTCGTCGTAGAGGTGGCGATTATCCTCGTCCTCGGGCAGCCCCGCCGCTTTGTCCGCATCAAGGTGCCGCTTCACCTCAGCCGCGGCTACATCGTACTTTTTGTTGGCGATGAGCGCTTGCACCGGCGCAAGCTGCCGAACCATCGCCTTCGATTGATCGCCATCCAGCCCCGTCGCCACGCCGTCGATGGCTTCGTGAAACTCGGGAAACTCTGCCCCCAGCGCGCGATACGCTTGTGGAGACGGCTTGGCGCCAAGCTGCTGTAGGCGCGCCTGAAATGCCGCCTGCCGCTGCTGTTTGAAATCGATCGCGCGCGCTTGCGCCTGATTTTCCGCGATCTGCGACTGTGCGATCTGCGGCTGCAATCGCTCTTGCGCTAACTGCGCTTCAACGAAGTCGTTCTGACGCCAGTTCGGCACCAAGCGCTGCGCCTGACCAAGAGCCTGTGCGTAATCGTCGAGGCCCATTAGAAAATGCTACCGAGCGACTTGATAAGGCTTTGCGATGCGCCGTTTGTGGCGGCAGTGCTGCCAGCGGTGATGCCTCCACCGAAGCCGGGGATGAACGACGATGCCGCCTGATCCAGAAACCCGCCGATGTTGTTGATCGTCGCGGCGTTGATGCCACCCTTGGTCAGGTACTTTTGCGCCTGCGTCTGACCGATCTGGCTGTTCAGCTGCGTCGCGGCGTTCGCATTCGCGAGGCCGGCGCTGGCGACTGAGCCGGTCGCACCAAGACCGAGCTGAGCGAGATTACCGTAACCGCTGAGTGCGTTCTGATAATAGGATTGGAGCAGGGCAGGGCTAAGCTGCCCGATCGCCCCGGCCGTGTTGCCCCCGCGTACGCCGCCACTCGCCGATGCTGTTTGGAGCAGGTTCTCGTTCGCGTCGGCCAAGTTCTGCTGAAAAAATGGATCGGCCTTAAGGCGATCAACAGCGGCGGCCTGTGCCTGCCGCCCCGCTTCGGTCGCTCCCAATTCGCCGATGGACGAGGCCGTGCCGCCAACGCCAAGCAGATCGCGGTAGCCGCCAAGGGCCACCGTGCCCGCCTGGGTGTACGGCATGTAGTCGTTGCGCGTCGTCTCGTATTGCTGCTGCTGAAGATCGATGCCGCGATTGTATGCAGCAATCTGCGCGGTAGACGCCTTGTCCACCGCCTTCTTCTGGCTGTTGCCAGCAAAGATACCGGAAATGGCGGAAAACAGACCCAAGATGCAACGCCTCTATGGTGAGGTGAAGCCCCGGCGCAGGCGATGCGGGTCTGCCGATACCTGACCGCTACACTATGAGCGGCGGAAGTGCAAGGCCGTCGATCCTGTGATCGTATAGACCTCCCCTACCTTCGCGCCGGCATCGGAAGCATAATCCGGTACGTTGGACATAAGGGCGGCGGACAATATTTTCCGCGACAGCGTTTCGGCCTGATCGGTCGTCGCGATTTGTCCGGCAGTTGGCAGCAACAAGCTGGTCGCCTGTGTCGCAGTCAGGTTGACGGGGAAACCCCCTTGAACATGCGGCACCTCGTCGTCGACGAAGATCGTGAGAAAGGCGCCATCGTCTTTTGCGGATACGCCGGCGCCAAGCTTCAGGACGCGCTCGTTATTGAAGGCGGCGTTGGGCGACAGGACGAGGACTGTGGCGTCGTTGAGCGCATCAGTGGCATCCACATTCGACGCGAGACGTTCGGCCGTGTCAGCGTTGATTGCGGCTTCCTGCTCGAAAGCGCGAACGGCGCGCACGTCACCGCCTAGCGCCTTTGCCAGCACGTCACGGGGCAGGGATGAGACGCCGCTAGACATCCGCGACGACCGGCGTAATATAAGACGATGCCGTTTTCACGTGAAGAAGCTCTTGCCTTTGATAAGGTGCTTGCCGAGTTAAAACCGGAAGGAAGGCGTTTAACCGCTGAACAGTGTAATGACCTATCAGATGCCGCTGAAATGGCGCAGCGATTGGCCGTTGAATTACGTGAAATGTATGAAGACGCGTTGGTCCGAACCCCATCAGAAAGCGATTGGCAGCTCGTTCACAAATCCGCCAAGTTTGTTGCAGAAACAGCGCTAGCCGCGCAAAAAGGTAGAAGCTAGACACTCAGCGGCCTCGCCGTCGCCTCGCACGACGCCCAGCCGGTAGCAGAGGAGTCGAACCCTCTGAACCGCAAACCCATGTAGGATCGAATGCGCGCATGAGGGCGCCACTCGACCCTTTTGGTGCGTGCGCCAGTCCTGCCCGCCGTCACTGCCCGCTCTGGGGAAAACGTCTGCCCGTCGCGCGTGTAGGACATGAACACAGACGATCCGAGCGCATCCGAGCCGCGACCGGGCAGGCCTACCAGCTCTACACGGTCAACAATCGCACCGCGCGCCTGATTATAGATCAGCCCGGCATCAAATCGCCACTGCGCCGGCTCGCCAAAATGGTTAGTCGCCACGTCGCGCAACGATCCGATCGCGCCGCTGTTGAGGTCGCCAACGAGGAACCGATTATAGGCGAACACGGCGTGCCGAATGCGATACGGCTTATCCACGCCTGACTGGCACTGATACCAGACAGGCTCGCCGGCCTTCTCGGATGCCTTGGCTAGGAAGACGAGCGAGCCGCCGGGATGATGAACGAACAGGCGCAGCTCATCACGGGAGATGCGCTTCTCCAGCACAATCTGTGAGGGATCAGCCACGCGCGCGAGAATGTCGTCTATCAGCCGCGTGCTAATCTTGCTCGACGTGCCTGATCCGGCGACATGAACACCGATGGCGTCGTTTCGCGCCGAACCGACAAAGGCGAACGTCTCGCCGAACAGGACCTTGGCCTGTGTGCCAACGCATCCGGTCGGGATGGTCGCGCCGTCCACCACCTGAAATGGGAAGCCAGCGCCTCCTACATTCTGAAACACCTGGATGGTGTTAGTGCCGAGCGCGTACACCTCGCCGCGTAGCTTGATAATGCCGACGATCGGATCGGGATCAGCCTCAGCGCTTACATATTTAAGGGGCTTGACTTGGTACGGGTCGTTAATCTCGGTGACGAGGATGTAGGTGCCGTCCGTCGTCATCGTGTAGCCGTCGATCCACAGGCTATCGACGACTGCGCCCAAGTCGGTGTCGGTGACCTGAGCGAGCGTAACGCCGTCCCAATACCAGAGGGTTGCCCCGGATCGGATGATGAGGCGGTCGAACGAGTAGTCGAGCGATGCCGTGCCGCTTGCGCCCACAGAGCCAATCTGCCGCACGATACCCGCCGACGACACCGAGCAAAGCCACTCTCCCATCACCGCATAGTAAAGGTCGTTCCAGACGATCGCCGCGCGCATGACGCCTGGGCCGTCGCTGAAGGCTTCAGTGCCAGCCGTGTGGCGCAACTGTCCCGCGCTGATCTTGCTGTTGATGATGATCGGCTCAAGGTTGATCGGGTAGGACAGTTCGTATTCCGCCGCCTCCGTCGCCGCCACGCCCGAGATAATCGGCACGCTAACCATCACTGTTGCCGATGTAGCCGTATACGCCGCCACGATAACGGCCGGAGCCACGCACGGTGTTACCGGGTAATTCAACGGTGGGTATTATCGCCAGCTGAGATTGCAGGGCCATTAACGATCTCGCCATGGTGGCGCGCTGCTCCGGCGGAAGCGTGACGCCGAGCGATGGCGCAATGCGAAGGGCAAGGTACTGCGCCACTGTATTGATTGCGAAGTCGGGGATGCCGCTGCCACCCTCCGCTTGCCCAGCGCCGTAAGTCGGCTGCGCATAGCCGAGCTGATCCCACGGCGGCTCCATCATCATGGCGTTTAGCTGGCGAAGCGCTAGCGACTGCTCTTCCGGAGTGCGGTCAAATTCATATCCCGACAGCCCGCAATCAGCGAAAGCGAGCTCAATAATATCGCGCTTAGGCCGGCCGGTTGCGGGCAGGGTGGCAATGAGCGTCATCGAAACGGACTCGCTACGTCGAACTCGTAGTCGGCAATGCCAATACGACCGAACGCACGTTTGAGGATGATGGCGCGGGTGGTGTCAACCACGTTGAGGATGCGCAGCGGGGTCATGCGGCCACCCTTGCGATGCACACGTTGGCACAGGGTAAGGTCATGCTGGCACCCTCTGTGACGCGGCATATGTCCCAGGCGCCGCCCACGCGTTATCGCCGGCCGGCACCTGACCGCTCGACATATCAAAGAAGGAGCCGTTGAGCGCGGTCTGCACCGAGCCGACTCCATTCGCTGGGGATCGTCGTCCGTCGCCCACCGGGTACAGCATCTCAGGAAGGTCGTTTCTCAAAACCTGCGCCCGAAGGTTCGCGGAGCAGTTTGGAAAGCTGAAAAAGGGACCGTCGATCTGCGGCCCAGACACTAGATTGCGATTCAGACGCGCGAGGCTGATATCCATGCCGTTGCATCGGGCAAACCCTGTCGAAGGCTTACCTTGGTCGAAGCGGCCAAGGGCGGCGAATTCGTTTTTTGTTACGTCTAGCTGTGTCAAGATGCCAAATTCGAAATAGTAGAGTGCATCATAACCGCGGATATAATTTCCCAGAAAAACCAGCGCCGCGTCTGGTCGAGTATAGCCGTTGCCGTAAAATGCGATAGTTTCGCGATGGGTATCAGACTTCAAGACACGATTGATAAAGCGGTTATTGGCGACGAAAATGTCTTTTCCTGAGTTGTCACCGGTACGAATACCAAGGGTAAAGTCGTAACAATCATTATTGCGAATGAGGATATTTGCACATTTGCGCGGCTGTCCATTGCCCTGCCCGAGGGGGCCGGCACCGTCCAAAATGTTAAAGCAGCGCATGTCCGATCGGGCGTATCCCGGCCCATAAAAGACATTGTCTTCAATGACGCCATTCGCCGCACCGATCATTCGGAAGCAGTAATAATCGCGGTTGATATTCAGATAGTCCATGCGGACCGTGTTGCGATAGAACGACCACCCGTCCACGCCGTAGAGGTTAGTGTGCTCGTAATCGCAGCCGTCCCAGATGCAGTTGTGGATGCTGACGTTACGCGTGTTTTGTGCGCCAGCGTCGGATCGCTGCCAGTCACTAGCGTAGACGATGATGCCCGCTGACACGTTGGTGAAGCGGCAATGCGAAATATCGATGTTAGAGACGGGGTTGTTCTGGCGCGCTGGATCGGCGTTGCCTGCGACAACGATGCAGGGGGGCGGGATCGTGCCGAAGTTGTTGCGCATGTCGAAGAACTCGACGCCTGTGATGGTCGAGTTGCTCGCGTTCAGGCGAATAATACCCGCGCCCTGGCCCTTCGCTAGACCGGTGCCGGTCATTCGCGTCTTGCCTTCGATGCCGACGATATGGATGGGCTTGGTAGACTCCAGCAGCTGAGCGACAGTGAAGGTGCCGCCGGTGATGAACAGGAAGGCTCCTTCCGGCAGCAGTTTCAGCATGTATTGGAACGTGCGCGACTGCGGGTAACTCGGGTCGATCACGCCGTTGCCGACTTTCGTCGGCATCATCTGCACGGAGTCGATAAAACCGTCCGTAATACCCCACCACTCGGCGCGGTAGATCATCCCTACGACCACGCGCGCCCAGCAGCCCGCAGAACCGTCCGGCTGCGAAGCGGGGGCGATGTAGAGTCCTTGGTCGGGGTCTGCAGTGACTAGAGCGGACTGATCGGCTGCGCGCCAGACGAACGTACCTTGACGACCTGCCTCGCCAAGATACGCTTGACGTCCCTCGCTCCGCTGCGATGGCCCGATCGCCGCCAACAACTGGCGAGAAACCGCCTGAAGCTGCAATGCCGACGCGGTGTCGATTTTGGCGATGTTGTCGCGCACGGACTGGTCGACTGCTGCGGCGGTCTGTGCAGAAGCGGTGGCGGACGTAGCTTTTTGTGAAGCTAGCATGGCACTCGCTTTCGCTTCATTCACCAGCGGCTGAACCACCGACGCAACGCGAGCATAGAACGATTGCGCGAACCGCACCGTCCCGCCGACATACTCGTACACGCCGTTTGCCGGGTCCGTCGCCGAGCCGCCGTTGTTGTTGACGTAGACCAGCTTCCCGCGGTTCGCTTCCGTCGCGTAGAAGGTGTCACGGTCAGTGATCGTTGCTACCGTTGTGTAGCCAGCCTTGTCAGCGGCGATGCTCGCGGCAACTGCGGACGCTCGCGCATCGGTCGCGTCAGCATGGGTCTGAGCAACGTTAGCAGCTGCGATAGCATTAAGAACGCTCGTTGCATCTGACACAATACCTAACGATTGTTCCGTTGCAATCTGCAAGGCATTTGCAGTCGTCTGTTCAAGCTGGGTAAGACGCTGATTCTGATCCGCGTCGATAGACTGCTTACCGTACCTACCAAGCGTATCAATAGATGGGCGACAGGGGGGCAATATTGCCTCCTTATAAAGTAACAGTAGCGAGGGTTGTGACGGTCTTCGTATTGATCCCAGCGTCAAGCCGAGCGCGAATGCCCTGCATCACGGCAATAAGCTGTGTCAGCGACGCCGCTACTTGGTCGAGTTTTGCGTTGGCGCTGCTATCATAGCTGGCCTGCATCACCGCGCCGGTGTCGGTGTCCCGAACCTTCATCGGATGCTCTGTCGTGTACGGAGGAACCTGTTCAAGCGGCATCAGATCGGCTCCTCGTAAAACCCTGCGGTGATGGTCATGAGGATATTGAAAGCACCATCCGGAACCGAGATCGTGGCACCGACTGGAAAGTCGTCGTCGGGACGATAGGAAATCGGCATCGCGCGCCCCTAGAAAGGGCGGAGCCGAAGCCCCGCCCGTTGCATCAGTCGAGATCGGAAATGGCGGTCATGTCGTTGGTGTACGACGGGCCGCCGCCAGGCAGCTCGTCGCCCTTGAGCTTCAGGCGCTTCATCATCGCCTGGACGTAGGGCGTACGGTTCTGGCCGTTGCGCTCCAGTGCCAGGAGGCCGTACACCTTCTCGTCGGGGATCGACCCCTCGTTGCGGTTACGGTTCTCCTTGCCCGGCGTCACCGCGACGAGCTTCTCGAACGCGTCGACGCCGAGTTCGAGGTTGTGCGCCCACGGCTGAATCTCGTCTGAGTTCAGGTACTGCGTCGAAGGCGCCTCGCCGGGCAGGTCGCCGTCGATCGCCGCGAAGCCATCCGCGACGTGATCGGTGATCGCCTTCTTGACGCCATCCTTCTGAGCGGCGCTGATTTCCTTCGTCGAGAGATCGTTGGTCGAAGGCTGGGTTTTCGTGTCGGCCATCTGGCCCTCCTATTCTGCAAGTGAAACGGAAAGGTCAGGCTGTCAGGTCTGGTTGTACATCGCGGCGCCAGCGAACTCGGGCTGCGTCAGGACGGTGCCGAAATCGATGTCCCAGCGCATCTTGGTCGACAGGTCGTTGATCGCGCCCTGCTTGGTGCAGATGATCCGCAAACCCAGCTTAGGCGTGGTGGCCTGCATGACCTCCCAGCCATCTTCGGGTTCGACCTCGAACGTGCCCGGCAGCAGGCCCACCGCCGACTTGACGAAGAATGGGCTGATCTCGGCAAGCGCCGTGTTAAGCCACGTCAGCGCCGCGCCGTTGGCGGGGGTTGCCGACACGTTCTGATACTCGCGACCGCCGATGGTGTTGCCGCCGTTGGAGATCATGGCCGGGGCATAGGTCAGCGTGTTGGTGGCCGTGTTCACCGAGATGACGCGGAACGTCTTCAGCTGGCCGGTGTCCTGCTTCGAGATCAGGTGGACCGAGTTGACGCCAGCGACGGTGAACGCGTCGCCGGGCTTGATGCTGGCAATGTTGGCAGCGGTGACGACCAGCTGCCCGTAGCGATTGTCACGGTTGTTTTCCGTGCCGTCCGTCTGGATGGTCGTCGCCGCCGGCTCCCAGTACTGATTGGCGCCGTTGACGGTAGTCGCACCGCCAGCGGCAGCCGCGAGCCGGATCGGCTGATCGTCCTCGTACACGTCAAAACCGGCAATGCGCGCCGACAGCAGCCCTTCCTTGTACGCGCGCTCCGACAGCGGGCCCATCGTCTGGCGGTCCGACACGTTTGACAGCATGCCGATCGCGTTGCGGATGCCGACCATGTAGGCGCGATCACCAGCGGGGACGCCGATCTCAGTCATCTGCGCCTGCGACAGGAACAGGTCCGCCGAACCGGTTGGGGCCACGGTGCGCTTCGTGAAGATGCCGCCCTCAAGCGCTACGCGATTGCGAACGGCGCGGTTCACGTCCGAGGCAAGCTTCACCTTGACCTCGTTGGTGTACATGTCGATCGCCATCTTGTTGCGCATGGCCTTGGCGGACAGCGACTTCGGCGACGCCTTGTGGAAACCGACCTGTGCCGGCACCCAGAGCTGGGTCAGTCCGTCGAAATTGCTGGTCTGGTCGAAGCCGTCATACGACGACCCGATCATCGGCTGGGGAATCCAGACCTTGTCGCGAGCGTAAACCTGCTCTTGCGCGTCGCCGAGATCGATCTTCGTGGCGATCGTGCCGTAGGTCAGCGCGTCCTCAAAGCCTTCGACGAGATTGTCGAAAGCCGCACGGACGACATAGGGAAAAGACGAGGGCATTAGTCAAACCTCCAAGCGTTGAGAGACAGGCTTTGCAGCCCTGCACCTGTCTCTCCCGTCACGCTCGGAGGTCAGCGATTGGTGCTGTTTGCGCCTATAGCGCAGTTCCTAGTTACGCGTCAACAGGATGCTTCGGCGGTCGGCCCGGACCGCGGCGCGGTTCTTCAGGCGAAGCCGCTGCATCTCGGCGAGCAAGTTCAGCTTTGAGTGCCGCAATCTCGTCGTCCTTGGCGCTGGTCGCTTTCACAAGACCATCAGCGACACCGTGAGCGGCCTGTGGCGTCACATCCCAGCCGTTAGTCGCCAGTACCTCTGCCTCGTCTGCGGAGTGCGCGATCATGGTCTCGCATAGAAGCCCGCTGAACCGGTTGATGACCATCGGCTTGTCTTTGAGGTCCGCAATCTGATCGGCGAACGGCTGCGTCTGCTCTACATCGGTCGCCTTGTACATCATGCGCGGGTATTCGGAGAGGGGGGCCGCGTCGTAATACGGCTTGCCTTCGTCGTCCGTGCGACGTTGGCCGCCCGCGTTGGTCTGGCCTTCCTGCGCCATGCGGGTTTCGGCAGTCGAGCGGACGGGGGCATATCGATTATCGGTCACTTGGCGGCATCCTTCTCACGCAGGGCGCGCTTGTGCGCGATGATCTTGGAGCGGTCGCCGGTGCGCTCGGCTTCCTTCTCCAGCTTCTCCATCACCTTGTCGGCACTCGTCGCCGCGATCGGCTTGCCGCGAACCGGCGTGTCGGGATTAGGCGGGCGTGGACCCGCGCGCTTGGTGGTCAACGTCGCCTCCATCTTGGTTACAGCCTTCACGACCGCGAACGGGTCACCCTCGGCGTCAATGCGGGCCAGCTCGGCCAGCTTGGCCGGTGATTTCCCGACCGCGTACATGAACAGTGCCGGATCATCGGCCTGCTTGGCGATGAGCGCCTGCGCGGTAGGCGACAACGTATCGAGCGCCACCTGCTCGGCTTGGTCGCGATCAGCGAACCGCAGTGCCGCCTTCTTCTCGGCGTAGCGCTGCGTCACCTGTGACCATGCCTGCTCCTGCGCGCGTTTGGCTTCCTCACGACGGGTGGACTGGGCAGCCGCAGCGGCCTTTTGCTCTTCCCACTCGTCAAGCGCGGCCTCGAAGCGCTCGTCGTCGAAGTCGAAGTCCACGGCCTTGGGGCGCGGGCCGACGACGATGTCTGGCTCGGGCGAGGAAGCTTTCGATACCTCGGCGAGGCGCTTGTCACGCTTGCGGATTTCCTCACGCAGATGCTTGACGAGATCTGGCTCAGGGGTAGGGGCTTGCTCCTGCTCGTCAGCAAATCCGACGAACGGCTCGGCCTCGTCGTCAGGCTGATCTTCACTCTCGTTTTCGTCCTGCGGCTCTTCGACAATCTGCTCTTCGTCGAGGCCGAGAACGTCGTCCTGTTCGTCGATAATCTCAGCGGCGTTGGTCGCCATGGTCATCTCCCTACTCGCCGATCACAGCCCGGCGGACGCTGATGGGTTAAGCCGCGCTGGTCCGCTCGGCCTGATCTTGAGCGCGCCGTTCCATCTCGATTTGATGGCCGGTCTTGATCCGCTGCATGGGGATTTCAGCTCTGATCTTGTCGGCCTGCGCGGTGTGCAGATCGGCGCGGGCGAGATCACCAACACGCTTGGCGTCATCATTTGCCGCCTGAAGGCCATCGGGAACGGCGGGAGCGGCTTCAGGTCCACCAACGGCCTGGGCTTGTGCGAATTTGAGGCCGGCCGATGCCATGGCCTCCTGGATCTTCGCTTGATCAAGACCGGCCGCAGTCATGGCCTTCTGCGCTTGGGCGGACACAAGCTGTAGCTGCGCTTGTACAAGCTGCTGCTCAGGATCGGGCTGCTGGTTTTGGGACGCTTCTTCCGCCTGCCGCTTTTCGTCCTCGTTCGGCTTCACCAGCCCGATCGGCAGGGCCTTTGTTGTGCGAAGCCAATCTTGAAATTCGTTGATACCCTCGCCGTCCATATTCATGCCGGCAGTGACCAGCGCCGCCTGCGCCGTTCCCATATCCTGCGCTGAAACACAGACTTCGGCGAACGTCAGCATCTGCTTGACCGTCCGATCGCGACGCGTCGTGGTCGTCTCCGCCACGTCCGCTACGACCTTGTAGCGACCCGTGGCGAAGTTGTTGCGGACCTTCAGTTCGCCGCCATCGCTGTAATCCTCGTGGAGAACAGCCTCACCGTCGTCGCCGTCCTCGGTCATCGTCTCGACCGTACGACCGGGCTCGACGTAGACCTCGCACGCCATAGCAAGATACAGCTCACCGCCACGCTGCGTAGATTGGCGATCGTTGTCCAGGAACACGCCGCTCTTGGCGTCGACACGAGCCGCAGCGATATCCATCGCGTCGGCGGACGTGTTCGCTTTCACCTGGTCCGGATCTTGGTCGTCCTCCGCAAAGAGGCCGTTCAGCATCTCGACCATCGCGGCGAGGGTGGCAGGCACCTGCGGCGTTTCGACCTTGCCGATCGGCCCCATGGCCGCGATCCCGCCGGTAACAGGGTCCAGAACCGGATTGACCAGCGCATAGGGGTGACGGTCGATGTTCCCGCGCGCCCACATGTCCGCCAGATTCTTCGGCATTTGCTCGGCAAGGAAGATCGGCCGCTCGTACGGTGCCAGCGTCGTGATCTCGTACAGCGACGACATGACGGCGTTGAACACGCGCACCATGTCCATGTTCTGCTGCACAAGGCCGCGGAACCACTCGACGCCATCAACATAGGCGCGCTCGCCGTAAACCGGCACGATCGGAATATTGCCACCTGCGATGTACCCGCAGTCGTCCAGCACCTCTGCGCCCGACATCACGTACTTGCGGCACCGCCGACGCTTGGCCTTGCGCTTACGCTGCTTGAAACCCCGGTTGCGGAGATCGGCAATTTCTTCGGCGGAGATATCCTTCTGCCAGTGCCGCTCCTCTTCCTCGCTCGTCTCTTGCGTGAAGATGAGGACCCATTCGTCCTTGTCCTCAATCTCGTAATATTCGCAGACGGCGATCGTCTCAGGCCTGAACCAGTCGTAGGACCAAGGGCGCGACGTGGCGTCTGGCCAGGACACGGCCTTGTCGTCGCCGTACTCCGCCTTGAATGCCTCCACGCTCCATCCGGTCAGGACGAAAGCGAATTTGGCGTCGGACTTGTCGTAGAGGGTGGACGGACCGAAGAACACGCACTGATCGGCATCGGCGATCAACGACGCCGGGTTGACGCGCTGATAGTCGCTGTCCTTGTCGAGCGGGTCCGCCCAATCGTTCAGCAGGCGATACGCGCCAAATCCGCCCTTGGCCGCTTCCGCCCTGGCATTGTCGCGCGCCTGCTGCGCTTTGAAGAAACGAGCATCCGCCCGGTACAGCCCATCCAGCGTGTCGGCCGTCTCGTTGTCGCTATCACCGCCGGATGGGCGGAAGTCGGGCTCGATGCGGTTCTGGCGAAAGTCGTTGTCGAGTTTGCGCAGCGCCCGCTTCAGCTTGGGAAACTCAAGCTTGATGCTCTCGCCAAACTGATCGCCGGCCGCGCCTTCCCACATCGCGCCGGGTATGTCAGCGAACCTGCGGGCAACGAGGGCCATTTCACGAACGGGAAGCTGGGGCAGCACCGCATCGTCGAAACGACGCATCGCGCGGTCGTGGACTTCTTTCAGCGTGTCGTCGGATTGCGTCGGCGCATCGTCATCGTCGAGGGTCGCAGCATCCGCCATGACCGGACCAATTACGCGTGCGGAACGGCCCGGTCAGTTTGTCATTCTTTGTCTTTCTATCTAGCGATAATTGCGTTTCTCGCTATTTACCTGCGGGCCATTGAAGGGATAAAAACGGACACCGTTTCGGGCCTCGCCTTGACGCGTCGCACCCCCTCCAGCGCATAGCGCAGCGCGTCAATCAGGTGGTTATTCTTGTCCTCCAGCACGGGCGTCGGCTCCCCGGTCAGCTTGTCGAGCTTGTAACTGTAGGTGGCTAATTCGTCGGCGACGTGCGTGCAGCGCGGGTGCACGACGATGTCATACGACTGAAGGAAGGCGATGCCCTCCTCAACAGAACCGGGACCTTTGACGGAAGCACGGATGCGCGGGAAGCCATGCGTCCGTAGATAGCTGATCGTCTCAGGCCGGCTGCTATCGGCGGTGACCGGCCATTTGCCTGCCTCGGGCACCCGGCCGAACAATTCGGGTAGCTGTTCGATCTCGCACCCGATCATGTACGCTTCGTGGTCCACGTACATCGTTTGCCCACGCAGGTAGCAGCGGACTAGGCACGACGGATCGATGCTGTAGCCGAAATCAGCGCCGAGCCTGAACTCCGCTACATTTGCACCTTCAAACTCCACCTCCGCGCCGACACGCCAGTTCTTGAACACCTGCGCCTCACTCGACCGCCAGTAAGCACCGCGCCAGATGTGCAGGTATTTGTCGTAATCCTTAGTCCGCTGCCACTCCATCTGCACGCGTAGCTCGTCCGGAAACCACGGATTGTCGTCGTGCTGCACCTCAATCACCATTGAACCGGGCGGGGGCTCGTCACCGCGGAACATGGCGTCGACCGGGTCCTCCTGCTTCAGCGGGTTCCACGTCAGCCACACCTCGGAACCGGGCGCGCGGATGGTCGGGATCAGCGTGTCGAGCGACGCTTGGCTGATCGACTGCGCCTCGTCGACCCACGCGATCGTCACGCCCTCCAGCGACTTGATCGCTGTTGCATTGCCGCGAAGCCCAGCGAAGATGAACAGCGAACCGTTCTTGCCGCGTATCTCGCTTTCCGTGCTTTCGAAGAACGCACCAACATCCATGCGTGCGATCTCATCGTCCAACAGGCGCTTGGATGAGTCCTTGATGCTCTTCTGGACCTCACGAGCACACAGGACGCGTTCGGGGCCTTGCACGGCCTTCAGGATCAGTGCCTGAACGACCGAACGCGACTTTGAGCCGCCGCGACCGCCCCAAACCGCCTTGAACCGTGAAGGCGTGAATAGCGCTTCAGCCCACGGCGCAATCTCGATCGGCTTAGGTGTCGACGCGGCCAAAGATCACCGGGAGATTTGCGGGCAGGGGGTTCTCAGGATCCGACCCGATAAGCGTGCGGTCGCCGTACCGCTTCGGGTCCCACTTCGCGAGTAGCTTCAACCGCGTATCGACGCGAAGCCGCGAACGCGTGATCCACTCGGAGTTTGGACGCTCGCCATCCTTCGTCGAGATCGTATCGTCAGCAGTGTGGTCGGCGATGGCCAACGCCTCGACAGCAATGGCATCCCATCCCACCTCACGCGCGCGCGCGATGGCTTCGGAAAGCTTTTCATCGGCCTGCTGCCATTCCCAAAAGGTCGTATAGCCTGGCATCCCATCCTTCGAAAGGATCACCGTCAGCGGCGTGCCTTTCGCCAGCCCCTTCAAAACCGCAGCAATAACCGCCTCACGCTCCTGCTGACTGTAGGCCACGCGCCACCTCCTTAACCTTCAACCGCCGGATACGATTCCGCACGCTCCATGGCGTCCGTCCCATCTGCTCCGCCACGACATGCGCCGGCATCAAGCGCGACAGGCGCCGCAGATCGCGATCGTCCTTCGCCGTCCACAGCATGCGGCGACGCTGCTTGTCGACCACCGTCATCAGCATGTCTGTCTCCTGGTTGGTAAGCGCCCGTTCGCGACACAGCTGGTCGGCGAAATGGATGGCGATGCTCTGAGCGTTCACTCCCGCCCCTCCCAAGCCCGAATGGCGGAGAGGGCGGCGGTGGCGTCTGACGCGTACCATTGCCAACGGCGCACATGGCAGATGACCTCGCCGCGGCTGTTGCCCGAGCCCTCAACACAGGTGTCTGGGTCGAGTCGCCGACTGACGCAGATCGCCCGCGCGATATGCTCCACCAGCCCATCCGGCCACGTCTCAGCCCCATCCGCCTCGACGGTAGCCCGAGCATGGGCGGCGAGCGTTTCGTGCCCTGGTGGGGCGTTTCCGGGCGATTGTGGGCCATGCGCCGCGTTCCCGTCGCACTCCGAGACACCACAGATACCGCAGGGGTCTCGCCCCACATACGCCGGATGCGCCGGATCGCGCCGATCGCTCGTGTCGTCCACCGTCGTCATGCTGCGTCCTCCCGAGCGAAGCGGTCGCCAAACAGCGCAACGGCCGCGATCCCAACATGCAGGCCATAGACCATTTTGCTGATCGCCGAGAACAGCCCAAATGGCGGACCGAAGCCGAACCACTGAGTAACGCCCATCAGCGCGACCGCTACCGACCAGCCAAATGCAAAAACCCTCGCGTTGCTCATCACCACGTCTCCCGATAGCTTGCCGTCATTCGCCAGTATTCTTCCCGCAACCGCTCCACCGATCGTCGGGGAGGGGGCCAGCGTGGCTTGTCCACCGGCACCCAGGTTCCGTCGCGGCAGTCGCGGTAGGGGGAGCGGCGGGAGATCATGCGGCGGCTCGCGAAATAATTATGTCGTACCCTATTGCGTTATCCGTACGACACGATAAATAGGATGCATCAGCCCGATACGGAGACAGACGATGAAGGCCTTCACCATCCACGCCAACGCAATCACCACCACCGTCGAAGCCGCCAATGAGGAAGCCGCGATCCTGGCGTACGTTCGCGATGCCGGTTACGCCTCGATCGAGGACGCAGCGGAAGTGCTCGGCCATACCGCCGATGAGTTTCGCGACAGCATCATCGTTGAGGGCTGACATGACCGACACCCCGAAGCGCCGGGGCGCCCCCCGCAAAGCCGACGCCGACAAAGCACGCCGCGTGTACACCACGCTTACCCCCGACCTCGACGCGGCCGTGAAGGCGGACGGACGCACTATCCCCGCCATCCTGCGATCGGCGCTCGGCCTCACCTGACCCATCACACCCCCGCCCTCAGCTTGAGATACCCGGTCACCACATCCGCGCTCAGCCCGTGCTTGGCGGCGATGCGCGGGGCCTGGGGCAGCCACTGCCGGCACGTCTCGGGCGAGGTCGTGGCGACGCTGGTCAGGAAGGGGGTAAGGCCGGTGGGGGTCATGGCCGATCACCTTGGAAACACGGGGTCGAACAAGCGAACAACCGGGGGTCCCCCCTAAAGGGGGGATACCCCGTAATGTTCGCGATCTTGTTCGCCCTCCCCGTGGCCGCGATGTTCGCAATTGTTCGGGATTGTTCGGTCACTTGTTCACCTCCCAAACGAAGTCGTTCCAGATGCCGATGAGGCCCTTGTTCTGAAGATCGGTCTTCATGCGTCGGAAGGTGGAAGCGGCCACATCAGGGGACTTGTCGCCGGCTGCGATCGCCGTCCAACGCTGCTGAAAAGCCTTCAGCGAGGTCACCAGCCCGCCGGCCATGTTGCCCCGCATGTCGACGGGGAAGTCGCTGGGCACGCCGATGCGGTGCGCCTGGAGAGTCGCCTGGAGCTCGTTCAAGCCCTGCCGCTGTGTTGGGCTCAGGCGGTCGCCGATGATAGGCTGTGCGGCCGCGGGCTCGTCACCGGTCAGCGGGACGATGACGCAGGAGGTGACGGGATCGCCGTCCTCATCCTCGCCGAGCTCGATCACCTTCAGCTTAAATTGCAGCTTCCACCCGTCCTCGGCGTCCTTCTGCTTCTTGACCAGCATGGTGCGCACGCCGGTTTCCGTGTCGGACGAGATGACGAGCGATGTCTCGATCGCACCGCGCAAGGATCCATGCCCGCGCTCGCTGACCGTCTCGCTGTTCTTCGGGATGTGGTGGACGACGATCGTGGTGCAGCCGAACTCCGCTTTGATGCGGCCGACATTCTCGACATACTCCGACATGTCGGTGCCGTTCTCGTCGCCACCGCCGAACGTCCGGTTCAGCGTGTCGACGACCAGTACGGATAGCGGGATGTCGATCGCGTGGAGTGCGGCCCGCAACGTCTCGAATAGCTTGGGCAGGTCGGCCTCGCGGTCGCGTAGATTGATCGCCACAGGGATCATCGCGAAGGCGAGCCCGCGCGCTTCGTAGTGACGCTTCCATGCCTCGACGCGGTTCTGCTGTCCGCGCTGGCCTTCCGCCGCCAAGTAGACGACCAAGCCGCGGTTGGTTTTGTGGTCGAGCCAGCGCGCGCCGGCCGCGATGTGCAGCGCCATGTCGAGGGCGAGGAAGGACTTGCCGCAACCCGGGTGGCCGATGATCGTGCAGAATGCCTCGGCTGGCAGCACGTTCTTGATGACCCAGTTGCCCGACAGGAACGGCTTGTTGTCATCGAACCAGATGAGGGGGAGGGGCGCCTCGCTCGCCTTCGCCGGCGCGCTGAACAACGCCGCGACATCGGCCATCCCGTACTCCCTGGCCATGTCGTTGAAGTCGTCGCCGCCATCGGTCACGAGGCCCGCCATGTCCGGCATGATGACCCGCCCGCCCAGCGTGCGCGCCATAGCTTCCGCTGCTTCCTTGCCGACGTTCCGCTGCACCTTCGGATGCGCGACGAGATGCCAGTCGTCGTCGCCCGCCACGATCATCTCTCGCCCGGCCCAACGGTGTGAGGCCCAGCGCGCGACGTGAATCATGTTGCCGGTGTTGACCGCCATCGCGACCGGGTGACCGGTGGCCTGGTGCAGCGTGGCGGCGGTGCTGTAGCCTTCAGCGAAGATGACCGGCGAGGTCCCATCGTCCTGACCGACAAGGAAGTATCCGCCC